TTGGTTGGAACAAGGGGTCAGTCGAATTGGAGAACGGATCTCGTCTCCTTGCTTCATCTACTTCTGCTTCTGCTGTTCGTGGGATGTCCTTTAATATTATCTTCCTTGATGAGTTTGCGTTCGTTCCGAATAATATTGCTGAACAGTTCTTTGCTTCTGTTTACCCTACTATCTCATCTGGTAAATCAACAAAAGTTATTGTCATCTCTACTCCACACGGAATGAATCTTTACTATAAGATTTGGCACGATGCAGAGAGAGGAAAGAATGAATATAAACATACAGAGGTTCACTGGTCACAGGTACCAGGTCGAGATCAGAAATGGAAAGAACAAACTATTGCAAACACTTCAGCTGAACAGTTTCAGGTTGAGTTTGAATGTGAATTCTTAGGGTCAGTAGATACTCTTATATCTGCAAGTAAACTTAGAACACTTGCATATGATGATCCTATTACTTCACAAAATGGATTGGATGTATATACTGAACCAGTACAAGATCACAATTATACTATTACAGTTGACGTTGCTCGTGGTATTGATAAGGATTACAGTGCCTTTGCTGTATTTGATACTACTACAGTTCCATATAAATTAGTTGCCAAGTATAAGAACAGTACTATTAAACCCCTCCTATTCCCAGATATCATATACAAAGTTGCTACTGCATACAATCAAGCATATGTATTAGTAGAAGTAAATGATGTGGGAGCTCAGGTATCTGATATCCTCCAGTTTGATTTGGAATATGAGAACTTATTGATGTGTGCTATGAGAGGTAGAGCAGGTCAAGTAGTAGGACAAGGGTTCTCTGGTGGTAAAGTGCAACTAGGTGTTAAGATGAGTTCTACTGTTAAGAAGGTAGGTTGTTCTAACTTAAAAGGATTGATAGAAGACGATAAGATAATCATTAATGATTACGATATTATATCTGAGCTGACTACATTTATTCAGAAAGGTTCATCTTGGCAAGCAGAAGATGGATGTAATGATGACCTTGCTATGTGCTTGGTTATATTTGCTTGGCTCAGTGTTCAGGATTACTTTAAAGAACTACACGATAATGATGTAAGGAAACGTATGTATGAAGAACAACGTGAAGCTATCGATGCAGATATGGCTCCCTTTGGTTTTATTAGTGACGGTATGGAAGAAGAAACCTTTGTTGATAAAGAAGGAGATGTATGGTCAGCAGCAAAGAGTGGAGATGAGTATGGAGAACGAACATTTATGTGGGAGTACCGCTAAAAGGTAGGAATTCATAAATAATTTCAAGACTAATTGAAAGCAATTTCAGGAGATTTAAGCAATGGCATCAACCCAACTGTCACCAGGGGTCGTTGTACTTGAGAAGGATCTCACTACAGTCGCTAACGCGACACTAGATAATGTGGCAGTGGTAGTGGGTTCCTTTGAGAAGGGTCCAGTTAATAAGATCGTAGACATCACTTCAGAGAAGGAACTACTATCTGTTTTCGGAAGACCAAACGATTACAACTACGAATACTGGTACAACGCTGCACAATTTTTATTGTACGGTGGAACTTTAAAAGTTATCCGTGCAAATTCAAGTTCTTTAAAGAACGGTATTGACACAGCACAGACAACTCTGACAACATTTAGTGCATCAGACACTACACTCACAGTAAGCTCTGCTGCGGATATTGCGGTTGATGATTATTTACTAATCGATGCTGAAATTATGCAAGTCACCGTTATTAGCGGTCAAGACTTGACAGTGAATCGTGGACAGCTATCTACTGCTGCTACTTCACACGCTGCTGGTGCTTCAATTACACTAATAGAAGATTCTGGTAACTCTACTACTATGAACCAAGGTGGAACCCTTGCTAGTGGTGGAACTGCCCTAACAGTTACTTCTGTTGCTGCTCTTTCAGTTTCAACAAACGATTACATCAAGATCGCTGACGAAATTCTAAGGGTTACTGCTATCGTCGGAAACGATCTAACAGTTACTCGTGGAGAACTAGAAACAACTGGTGCTGCACAGACAGACGGACAGACTGTTAAAAAACTTTCAGTAACAGCTTCAAAGACTACAATCAATGAAAGTACATCAACTGGTGTTGCTGCTCCAATCATCAAGAACTTAGAAGAGTATGAATCTACTGTAGAAACTGCTGCTAATGCTTGGAAGTATGGTGCACGTCATCCTGGTCTTTACGGTAACTCAATTCGCGTACTTGTAACAGACGCGGGTCCTGATCAAATTCTTTCACTTGCACAACCAACATCATCTGAGTGGGAATTCCAAACCACTACTGCTGTTTCTTACAGTGCTGCAAATGCTACTGCTAAGATCTTCCGTTACACAATTATTGTATCGCTAGACTCCGCTACCATTGCTGGTGACTTTAACAACGGTGAATACTGGAGAGCAGAAAGTGATGCTGCATCACCTGTAAGTATTGCTGTTCAAGGTACAGTCAAGGCATATGATCCTGTAACTAGGAAGATTGAACTAGATGTTAACTACACTCTATCATCAGATGTTCTTGAAGTTGGTGACGTTGTTGCTCTTTGGACTGCTGCTTCTGGTGGATCTAGAACTGGAGACAAAGCAAAAGTTGAAGCAATTAACAGACAGTTACACGTATTAACAGATGAGTCTGCTAATAGGTTCGAACCAAACTACACTGTAGAAGATGATAATGGAAGTGGTTCTCCAAACGTTCAAGTTGCTTCAGTAAGATCTGAGTATGATGAGCGTTACTTCGGTGGTGGACAAAAGTGGTCATCACTTGCTCCAAAACCAAGCACTTCACCTTGGGTCTCTGACCGTGGTGGTGACAATGACCAAATGCATATCGTTGTCCTTGATGGAGACGGTCTACTAACTGGTTCACCTGGATCTGTTCTAGAGAAGTTCCTCTTCGTATCTAAGGCATCTGATGCTAAAGGTGTACAGGGAGAAACAATATACTACAGAGACGTTATTAAAAATAACTCACAATATATCTACTGGGGTTCACACGAATCAGGTTCAGTCTTTGATGTAGATGCAGCTGCTAACGGTGACTGGGGTCAGTCAGGTATTAGCAGAAAATTTGACTTGATCAAACAAACTGCTGCTATCAAGACTAACGAAACAAATCTAGGTAGAGAAATCATCGGTACTGCTGGTGCATCAACTGTACGTTATGCAATCCAAGGTGGTCAAGATGGATACACACTTGCACGTGGAGAAATCCTCGGAGCATTTGATCTTGTTGCTGACAAAGAAACCATTGATGTAGATTACATCTTGATGGGTCCTTCGATGGCAGACACTAGCGACTCTATCGCTAAAGCACAAAAGATCATTGACATTGCTGCCACACGTAAAGATTGTATGGCATTCATCTCTCCATCACGTCTTGATGTGATTGGACAGAGTGATACAAACGTAATCGTTAACAGAACTATCGATTACTTCGACAAGTTATCTTCTACTTCATACGCAGTATTTGATAACAACTACAAGTACATCTATGACAAGTACAACGACAAGTATAGATACATCGCTTGTAACGCTGACGTTGCTGGTTTAACCTTAAACACAACTCTCAACGCAGAGTCTTGGTTCTCACCTGCTGGCTTCAACAGAGGACAACTACGTAATGCAATCAAACTATCATATTCTCCTCTTAAGGATCATAGAGATAGGTTGTACGCTGCACGTGTTAACCCAGTTGTAGCATTCCCTGGACAAGGTATTGTATTGTTCGGTGACAAGACTGCTCTTTCATACAACAGTGCATTCGACAGAATTAACGTTCGTCGTCTATTCCTTGTATTAGAAGATGCAATCTCTGATGCAGCAAAGACACAACTCTTTGAATTGAATGACGAGTTCACTCGTGCTTCATTCAAGAACATTGTCGAACCATTCCTACGTAGTGTTCAATCACGCAGAGGAATTATAGACTTCTTGGTTGTCTGCGACAGCAGTAACAACCCACCTGAAGCAATTGATCGTGGTGAATTCTTCGCGGAGATCTTCGTGAAACCCACGAGGTCGATCAATTACATCACTCTTACATTCACTGCTACTAGAACTGGTTCTAGTTTCGCTGAAGTAACAAACTAACTCAAGAGAATTCCTATTAAGGAGTAACAACAATGGCAGAACAACAACCAGGACAGGTAGAACAGGCTTCGATTAAGGCTCCTATTTTTACCTTCCGTGACCAAGTAAAGGACTTTGCACGTCCCAATCTGTTCCAAGCAGAAATCTATGCTCCTCCTGTTTTACAAAACCAGAACAATGGCACAATGTCAGGTGTATCTGGTGGAGTATCAGGATCTACCGCAGAAGCAACTGAGAACGCAGCAGGCGGCTCAGCTGGTGGTAGTGCAGCACAGCAACTTGCATTTGGAACCTTCCTAGTAAAAGCAGCAACTCTTCCAGCATCTACTGTTGGTGTAGTTGAAGTTCCTTACAGGGGAAGAATGCTGAAACTCGCTGGAGATAGAACCTTTGAACCTTGGACTGTAACCGTACTTAACGATCAGTCATTCAAGTTCAGAGCATTCTTCGAAGCGTGGTCTTCACAGATTCAAGCAATGCAGCAGAACTTCCAATCTGCTAACACTATGGCTCAGTATATGGGTGCAGCAAAAGTTAGACAGATGGATAGAAAAGGCAATATTATGAGAACCTATAAGTTCGAAGGTATTTGGCCAAACAACATCAGTGCAATTGATCTTGACTGGGGTAACAATGATACACCAGAAGAGTACACAGTTGAGTTCCAGATTCAATACTGGACACACGACACAGATGTGAACACTTCTAATGCTAACGGATAGGGTTTTAGAAACTCGCTAAATAGTACGTAAAACAAAAAGATAATAATGTCCCAACTTTTTGGTTATTCTCTTGAGCGTGCGAAGAAGGGTCAGACTACTGGCCCTTCTTTTGTATCCAAAGAATCCGATGATGCTGCAACTCCAGTTGCTGGCGGAGGGTATTTTGGTACCGCAATTGATCTTGATGGAACATTTAAGGATGAGAATGATCTCATCCGACGTTATCGTTCTATGTCAATTCATCCTGAATGTGACAGAGCAATTGATGATGTAGTAAACGAAGCAATCGCTGGTGATATCGATGATACACCTGTTGATGTAGAACTGTCTAACTTAAAAGTTAGCAGTGGTATTAAGAAGAAAATACGTGACGAATTTATGAACGTATTGCGTCTTCTTGATTTTGATAAGAAAGCATATGATATTTTCCGTCGTTGGTACATTGATGGAAAGGTATACTATCATAAACTTATCGATCCTAAGAATCCTCGTAGAGGAATTACAGAACTTAGATACGTAGATCCACGAAAAATCCGTAAGGTCGTGGAGATGGAAAGAAATAAAGATAGACAACAATTAGATCCACGGACTTTAGAATCGCAGTTGTCACCTAGGACTTGTGAATACTATGTGTACAATCCTAAAGGACTCCGTGCAGGTATGGAGACCAGTGGTCTAAAGATCGCACCAGACGCGATCGCTTTCTGCCACAGTGGTCTGAAAGATATGAATAAAAATGTGGTGATGTCACATCTCCACAAAGCAATCAAAGCACTTAACCAGTTGCGTATGATTGAAGACTCTCTGGTTATCTACCGACTGAGTAGAGCACCAGAACGTAGAATTTTCTACATTGATGTAGGAAATCTTCCTAAGCAAAAGGCAGAACAATACTTACGTGAGGTGATGTCTCGCTATAGGAATAAATTAGTTTACAACGCAGACACAGGAGAAATTAGAGATGACAGAAAATTTATGTCAATGCTCGAAGACTTCTGGCTCCCACGTAGAGAAGGAGGACGAGGTACTGAAATCACTACGCTCCCAGGTGGACAAAATCTTGGAGAACTTGAGGATGTCAAATACTTCCAAAAGAAACTCTATCGTGCATTGAACGTACCAGAGTCACGTTTAGAATCAGAAAGCTCATTCAATCTTGGACGTGCTGCTGAGATCACACGTGATGAAGTTAAGTTCCAGAAGTTTGTGACTAGGTTGCGTAAGAAGTTCTCAGAACTATTACACGACTTACTCAAAACACAGTTGATTCTGAAAGGTATTATCTCACTCGAAGAGTGGGAAGATATGTCAGAACATATACAGTATGATTTTATTGCTGACAACTTCTTCGCTGAATTGAAGGAGAAAGAGATGCTCACAGAGCGTCTAAACCTTGTCACATCAATGGATCCTTTTGCAGGTCGTTACTTCTCACTTGAATACATCCGTCGTCAAATACTAAGACATACAGATGCAGAGATGAAAGAGATCGATAAGCAAATGGAGAAGGAGATTGCTGATGGTAAGCTCCCTGATCCTGCAACCATTGACCCTGCTACAGGAATGCCTTTAGAGGATCCTATGGCAATGGAAGGTGAAGGAATGGAAGAGGAAGCGGAAATCAGTATAGATAACGTAGAACCTGCGGACTATAAACGTGGGGAATTCTAAATAGTATACATAATGAGGTTATTTTATGCCTAGCATTCCAGCTACTGAGATCGTTGACAAACTTTTTTCTGGTAATAAAGATTTAAGTTCAGAAGTTAACGATGCAATGATGGCTATTTCTGCCGAGAAACTCGAAGCAGAAAAGAAAGCTATTGCTGCAAACTGGTTAAAACCAGAAGAACAACCAGAAACAGAGGTCACACCAGATGAAACTGATAACGGAACAGATTGAAGACATTCAAGTTCTTGAAGAAGAAACAAAGAGTGGAAAGAAAAATCTGTATATAGAAGGTACTTTCTTACAAGGCGAAATTAAAAATCGCAATGGAAGGATGTATCCTATGGCTACTCTTAAGAGAGAAGTCGATAAATACAATGAATCTTTCATTAGATCTGGACGTGCTTTGGGTGAGTTGGGACATCCCGACGGACCTACTGTCAATCTTGACAGAGTTTCACATCTAGTTACTTCATTAGTACAAGAAGGAACCAACTTTAAAGGACGTGCTCGTGTCTTAGACACACCTATGGGTAACATTGCTCGCTCACTTTTAGGTGAAGGAGTTAAGTTAGGAGTATCATCTCGCGGAATTGGATCACTAAAACGTACCAGTGAAGGTGTTAACATCGTTGGCGACGACTTTATGTTAGCTACTGCTGCTGATATAGTGGCAGATCCCAGTGCACCAGACGCTTTTGTCGAAGGCATTATGGAAGGTAAGGAGTGGGTTTGGGAGAATAATATTCTCAAAGAACAAGAACTCCGCACAATTAAGCAGGGTTTAGACAACGCTGCTAACAAAAAAGTAATCGAAGAGATGAAAGTTTCCGCATTTGCGAAACTTATGAACTCTCTGTAGATTATAAATATTTTTAGATTAAATCCAGTAAGAAATTTTATCAAGGAGACAAACTAATGTCGGATGAAACAGTAAAGGCATCTGAAGAACAAAAAGAGGTCACTGAAGCCAAGTTTGATGGTGCAGTTGCTGATGGTTCTTCACTAGGATCAGTAGAAGTGTTAGGAGGACCTACTCCTTTTAACTCAAAACCTACTGATGACAGCAACAAGATGAAAACCCCATCTCAAACTCAAGTCACACCACCTAAGACAAAGCCTAGTGCTGCGTCAGGTCAGAAGGCTGAGTTCAGTACAAAGGGTGATGTACAAGCATCACACAACCCTGAAGTAGAAGGTGGAGAAAACTTGATTGAGATCGATGTATCTCAAGACGTTGCTGCACTAACAGAAGGTGAAGAACTCTCCGAAGAGTTCAAGGAAAAGGCAGCAACTATTTTCGAAGCAGCTGTCGTTTCTCGTCTCAATGAGGAACTTGAGAAAGTACACGAAGAGTACGCCAAGGGACTTGCTGAGGAAATCACAGGTATTAAGACCGAGCTTGCTGAGAAGGTAGACGAGTATCTAACCTACGCAGTACAGTCTTGGATCGACGATAACAAACTTGCAGTAGATAGCGGTCTCAAATCAGAGATTGCTGAGTCTGTAGTCGATGGTCTTAAAAAAGTTTTCGTCGAGAACCACATTGAGGTTCCCGAAGAAAAAACAGATATCATCAATGAGATGGCATCTGAACTAGATTCAATGGAGACAAAACTCAATAAAGAGATTGAAAAGAACGTTGGTCTTGCAGCATCAGTTGCAGGGTTCGTTCGGAATGGGATTGTGAACGAAATCTCTGAAGGACTAGCATCTTCTGAAAAGGAGAAGTTAGCATCACTTGCAGAGGGCGTTGAGTTTGAAGATGAAGAGTCTTTCCGCAAAAAAGTTGAAACACTTAAGGAGTCGTACTTCTCAGGTAAATCAGCTACTGCTAACGCAGAGACAATTGCTGAAGATGTACAACCAATTGTGGATACAGATATGACGGATTCTATGTCTAAGTACGTAGATGCTATTCGTCGTTGGACTAAGTGATTTTAGTCATTAATTAATTCAATTTTTCCTTAAACAAAAAAATGTTTAACTCAGAACAACTACAGGAGAAGTGGAATCCCGTTCTTGATTGTGATGGACTTGATGGTATCAAGGATACATACAAGAAGGCGGTAACCGCAGTTCTCTTGGAAAACCAAGAAAAGTTTTTAAAAGAAGAAGCAGGTATCTTAACTGAAGCTGCTCCTACAATGTCTGCTGGTACAGCAGGTTTCAGTGCTGGTTCAACAGCAACTGGTCCTGTCGCAGGTTTCGATCCAGTTTTGATTTCATTGATCAGACGTTCAATGCCTAAGCTTATTGCTTATGACATTGCTGGCGTTCAACCAATGACAGGTCCTACTGGACTAATCTTCGCAATGCGTTCACGCTATGGTACTAACCGTACTGGTGGTGCTGAATCATTCTTCAACGAAGCAGACACAGAGTTCTCAGCAGAGAACGCTGCAAGTGATCTAGGTCAGACAGCACAGTCTGGATCTAACCCAGGTCTACTTAACGACAGTGGAACTTACAATACCTCATCAGGTATGTCCACTGCACAGTCAGAAGCATTAGGTGATGCTGCTGGCAACCAGTTCGCTGAAATGAACTTCAGTATTGAGAAAGTTACTGTGACTGCTAAGTCCAGAGCACTCAAGGCTGAGTACAGTTTAGAACTAGCTCAAGACCTCAAAGCCGTTCACGGTTTAGACGCTGAGTCAGAACTAGCAAACATTCTTTCAACAGAAGTACTTGCTGAAATCAACAGGGAAGTCGTTCGTACTGTTTACAAGGTTGCAAGACCTGGTGCTCAGAACAACACTGCAACTGCTGGTGTTTTTGACCTAGACGTTGACTCTAATGGTAGATGGTCTGTTGAGAAGTTCAAAGGACTTTTATTCCAGATCGAAAGGGATATGAACGCGATCGGGCACGAGACTCGTCGTGGAAAGGGTAACATCCTCATCTGTTCAGCAGACGTGGCTAGTGCTCTATCAATGGCTGGTGTACTTGATTACACACCTGCACTTGCAGGAAACAGCAACCTACTTCCAGATGACAATAGTTCCACACTTGCTGGTACATTGAACGGAAGGATTAAGGTATACGTTGATCCATATTCTGCAAACGTAAGTGACAGACACTTCTACGTTGGTGGATACAAAGGTAGTTCTGCATATGATGCAGGTCTATTCTACTGCCCATATGTTCCATTACAGATGGTCAGAGCAGTTGGACAAGATACTTTCCAACCAAAAATCGGATTCAAGACTCGTTATGGTCTTGTTGCTAACCCATTTGCGGAAGGTACCGACCAAGGTGGTGGAGATCTTGATCCTAATAAGAACCGCTACTACAGACGTGTTCTTGTTGACAACCTTATGTAAGCAAACGCTTATATGGCTTAACAAAGAGACCCTTTTTGGGTCTCTTTTTTTATGCTTTGACCTAAATATTAGACAGTATGATAGGAGTTTCTATGAATCATTACACCGTTGGTTACTTGGATTCAGAGAACCATAACAGTTATGTTTGTGAGTATGCAGAGCATTCATATGATGCTTGTAAACAAGCACAGTCAGATGTACCATATCTACAGGAACATCCGCATCGAGTAAACGAAATTCTTTTAGAGGGTTAGAAAAATGAACGGAAGATTAGACAAAGTAGCAATGACCAGTAAATTAATGCAACTTAAAAGAGAATTGCATTACAAATGTGAGATCGGAGAGAAAGGTAAGTGGGAATGTATTGGTGCAAATGAGTACTTAAATAAAACTCTAAATGTATTAGACGAGTTCTATATGTGACTAAATAGTCATAGACGGATCTCACTAATATAGTCAATGTCTTTCGCGAGTCAAATCAGCAATAGGAATTTCTTAAGTCCAGGTGGCTTCCGTTTTGTACTAGCTAAATTTCCTAAGATCGCATACTTTGCACAGACAGCAAACGTACCATCATTAGAACTAGGTCTAGTTGGGCAACCAACTCCTATGCGTACCATTAACTTGGACGGTATGATGACCTTTGGTCAGTTCACATTAACTTTTATTGTTGATGAGGATATGGAGAACTTCCTTATTCTTCAGAACTGGATGAGAGGTTTGGGTACACCAGACAATCTAAGTGAAAGAAGTTATTATGAATCAATACAAGAAACAAAATATCATCAGAACAGTATAGGTGATTCAAGATTTGCAGATGGTACTCTATCCATTCTGAATTCAAATCTGCAACCAAAGTTCAATGTAAACTTTACTGATCTAAAACCAGTATCGTTAACCACACTAGACTTTGATGCAACACTTAGTGATCAAGAATACTTCCAAGCAATAGTAGTATTTGATTACACTTCCTACGAAATACAAACATTAGAAGGAACCAAAATTAAAAAATTAGATTAGTATGGCTTTACTTGATGAATTGCAAGAGTCTTGGTCAAAAGACTGCTTGTTTGATGAATTGAATTTGGGATCTGAATCCCTTGGTGTTGCTAGACTGCACCAAAAATATCATATCTATTACAACAAATACAAACTTGTACTGGAAGATCTACGTTTTCAGTATAAGTCTTTAAGAAAATTCAAATGGCTTTACTATAACGGTAAGGGTAAAGATGATGATGGAAAATATTTTGATCTAAAAGTATTGAAAGGAGATATCAATATCTTTCTAGAGTCTGATGAAGACCTATCAAAGATGAGTCTGAAGATTAGTTACTTTGAAACTTGTATAAATTATATTGAGAACATTCTCAAGATGATCAATAACCGTGGATTCCAAGTGAAGAACGCTATTGATGCCAAGCGATTTGAGTTCCCTGTTTGATGACTTCTATTACAAAAAAGAATGAAGTGTATCTTCGTATAGGTACGGAGCCACACATTCATCACGAACTGTCAGAATACTTTTGTTTCGAAGTACCAGAAGCAAAATTTTTAATGAAGACACGTAGATATAGAAGATGGGATGGGAAGATAAGATTATACTCGCCTGGTACAGGAGAACTATACGTAGGACTATTCCCATATCTAGTTGAATGGTTAGATAAGATGGGATATGAATACGACATTATTGATAATGATGACTATGGAAGACCCCAAGAAGTTAATCAGGGCATACTACCTCAGACAATTAAAGACTTTACTGGAATGCTCGGTCTGCCTTTCAAGGCAAGAGACTACCAACTTTCCGCAATTTATTCAGCACTTCGGAATAACCGTAGACTTATACTATCACCCACTGGGTCTGGCAAATCTCTAATCATATACTGTATGGTTCGTTGGCACCTAGCAGTAAACAGAGAGATATTAATCATAGTACCAACAACGTCATTAGTAGAACAGTTATACAAGGACTTTGAAAAGTATGGGATGATGTGTAAGTTTGTTCCTGTAGCGAAGATCTACGGAGGAGAGGATAAGTACAATAAAGCACCAGTGGTTATATCCACTTGGCAGAGTATCTACAAAGAGAAAGCAGATTTCTTTAATAGGTTTGATGTAGTAATTGGTGATGAAGCACATCAATATAAAGCAAAGAGTCTCAGTAAGATAATGGAAAAATGCTATGACGTTAAATATCGTGTGGGACTTACAGGAACTCTTGATGGAATGCAAAGTCATCAGTTACAACTAGAAGGTTTGTTTGGTCAGGTAGAGAATTTTATTAAGACAAAGGATCTCCAGAAGAGAGGAGAGTTGTCAGAGTTAAAGATTAATATATTACTTTGTAAGCATCAGTTCTTAGGATTTGATACGTATCAGGATGAGATAAATTATATCATAGGTCATAGAAAAAGGAACAATATAATTACAGGACTCGCAAGAGATCTTAAAGGAAACACTCTAATCCTATTCAACTACGTAGAAAAACACGGAGATCCTTTATGGGAATTGCTAAATAGTAACAACCAAAGTAAAAAACTATTCTATGTTCACGGTGGAGTACCTGCTACAGAACGAGAAGAAGTGCGTGATATCTGTGAGTGCTCCGATAATGCAATTATCTTAGCATCGTACGGTACCTTCAGTACTGGTATCAATATAAAGAATCTACATAATGTTATTTTTGCTTCACCTACTAAATCTAAAGTTCGCAACCTACAATCAATAGGGAGAGCTTTAAGAACGCACGATTCAAAAGCAAGTGCGACCTTATATGATTTTGCTGATGACATCAGTAATGGTCATTCTCGTAATTATACATTGAACCATCTGACTGAACGGATTAAAATATATCAATCCGAATCCTTTAATTATGGTATTACCGAAATCAAATTAGGAGATTAACGTGACTCTCACTTTAAGCTATCTTAGACCAGACGAGGAATTCTTCGGAGCAATCAAACTGTGCTCAGGCGAAGAGATCATTGGTCGCGTTATAGTGTGTGAAGAAAATGGTTCGCATCTAGCATTCATTCAAGATCCTGCAAAGGTTCACGTTAATGAACATATGATAGAAGGAAAGAGGGCACTCGCGGTCGGGTTGAAGCGATGGATGGTTTTCGCGTCCGAAGATTTTTATATCATTCCTGAAGATAAGATATTAACTGTTGCACCTCTGACTCAAGAAGCAATAATTATGTACAAATATTTTGTAAAGTCTGAACTAGGAAATATACCTGGTGTCAACGACAGTGCTAAGACAAATAAGATGAATCAAGAAATGGGATTCATCGGGGACGTGGATGCCGCCCGCAAGAAACTAGAGGATCTATGGAAAGGATAAGTAACTAAGCTAATATCCCTTTCAACCCTTACAGTGTTGATTGTATCCGTTTTTGGTGTCCTTGTCAAGTCCAGTTGAAAATGGTATACTTATTGTAATGGAATAAACATTATCAATGCCCAAAGTAATGGCGAAGAGAGGTAAAGGATCACAACACTACATAGATAACCAAAAGTTTCTCAAAGCTATTGTGGATCATAGAGATAGAGTTGAGATCGCCAAAATTAAAGAGAAAAAGAAACCCAGAATTCCTGAGTACATAGGAGACTGTTTTCTAAAGATCGCAACTCATCTATCATATAGACCTAATTTTATTAACTATATGTACAAGGAAGATATGATTAGTGATGGTGTGGAGAACTGTGTCCAGTACATCGATAACTTTGATCCTGCTAAATCTAGAAACCCATTTGCATATTTCACTCAAATCGTTTACTATGCTTTCCTAAGACGTATTGCAAAGGAGAAACGTCAAATGGATATTAAAGATAAGATTATTGAGAAGTCGGGATTCGATCAAGTATTTCATTCCGATGATAAAAGTTCAATGGCAGATAACAATGCCATCAAAGCTCGTATTGAAATGAACAACAAAAGATGAAGTTACTTCTAATCACTGATCAGCACTTCGGTGTTCGCAATGACAATCAGGTATTCATTGATAAGTATAGAGAGTTTTATAGCAATATTGTTATACCATATATCAAAACTAATAAAATTACAAACATCTTGTGTCTAGGTGACACATTTGACAGACGTAAGTATATAAATTTTTTGTCGCTTGACTGTGCTAGAGAGATGTGGTTTGAACCACTAAAAGAACTTGGTATCACTATGCATATGCTAATTGGTAACCACGATATCTATTTTAAAAATACTCTTAAGATTAACGCACCCAAGCATCTATTGAGTGAGTATGATTATATTAAGATCATTGATAAACCTTGTCACTTGCAGTTTGATGATATGAAAATTGCAATGATACCTTGGATCTGTCCTGACAATAGGAAAGAGATTGATGACTTTATTGATCAGTCAGATGCTACTGTTTGTATGGGTCACTTAGAACTTACTGGATTTGAAGCAATACCTGGTAGGTTTATGGAACACGGAGATGATCCAAGTCCATACGAAAAATTTGATATGACATTCTCTGGTCACTATCACAATAGAAGTAAGAGAGAATCGATTCAATATCTCGGTAATCCGTACCAATTGTACTGGAATGATTACGGTTGTGAACGTGGTTTCCATACTCTAAATACTAAGAACAAAAGAGTTACATTCCATAAGAATACTTACAACATCTTTAACAAATTATATTATGATGACATCCAAAAAAATTATGAAACTATACCTGACTTCTCTCTCCTAAAAGGATCGTTTGTAAAAGTTATAGTACAAGCAAGAGAAAACCAAGTATGGTTTGATCGTTATATTAAACAACTACAACAAAGTGATCTTGCAGATTTAAAAATCATCGAAGATGTATCTTTGGATATAGATGAATATGTAACCAATGAAAATATCGAATCGGAAGATACTATGAAAGTACTTGAAGATTACGTTAGAGAAATTGGAGAGAATATTGATCAGGAGAATGTAAGTTCTATTCTCAAATCCTTATAC